ACGGCCGGCGACTCCATGACCGATGAGCAGACCACCCAGTTCGACGCGCTCGAATCCGAGATCAACAAGCTCGACGGCGAGATCGAGCGGCGCCAGCGCCAGGAGGAGCGCGAGCAGCGCGCCGCCGCGGCCCGCGCCGGCAGCTCCGGTGGCACCGCCACCGACCACACCAACGGCAGCCCAGAACGCCGCTCGTCCGGCTTCACCGTCGGCGCCGAGCCGACCGTGTACGGCCGAGGCAGCAAGCACTCGTACTTCTACGACCTCGCCCGCGACGCCCTGAACACCGGCTCCGGCGACGGCGGCCCGACCGAGGCCCGCGCCCGGCTGCGCCGGCACGCCCAGGAGATCGACGTCGACCTGCCCAAGCGGCAGGAGGCACTGGAGCGCGCGGCGAACAAGCAGTACGAAGAGGCGCTGGTCAACGGCTCCGCGCGTGAGCGGCGGGCCGCGGCCCGGATGCTCGCGCAGGGCACCAGCCCGTTCGAGCGCCGCGCCATCAGCCGCACCGACGGCAACGGCGGCACCTTCGTTCCGCCGCTGTGGCTGATCGACGAGTACTCGCCGTTCCTGCGCGCTGGTCGCCCGCACGCCAACCTGGCCCGCCAGATGCCGCTGCCGCCCGGCACCGACAACATCAACATTCCGCGGATCACGCTCGGCACCGGCACCGGCCCGCAGACCGCTGACGGCGGTCCGGTCCCGTCCCGCGACATCCAGGACAACTCGGTGTCCGCGCCGGTGCGCACCATCGCCGGCCAGCAGGACATCGCGATCCAGCTGCTCGACCAGTCCCCGATCAGCATCGACGAGATCATCTTCCAGGACCTCGGCGAGGACTACAACATGCAGGTCGACGGGCAGACGCTCGTCGGATCCGGCACCGCCGGCCAGATCACCGGCATCTACCCCGGCGGTGCGATCTCCTCGTCGCAGCAGGTCGTCGTGCAGAACGGGAACACCAACGCGTCCCAGACCTGGGTGTCCAACGGCGGCAGCGGAACCACGCTGTTCGTGTCGTCCGCGCAGCTCATGTCGCAGCTGTCGCGGGCCCGCATGATGCCGCCGGACCACTGGATCTGGAACCCCACCCTGTGGTACCTGCTGCTGTCCACCCTGGACTCGCAGAACCGGCCGCTGGTCGTGCCCGACGGTCAGGGCGCGGCGATCAACCCCGCCGCGGACGGCGAGTCCCCGGTGCTCGAGGGTTTCGCCGGCACCTACTACGGCATCCCGGTCCACCTGGACGTCAACATGCCGCTGACGTTCGGAGGCACCACCAACCCGCAGATCACCACCGTCAGCGCCGGAACCTTCGCGCCGACGCCCGGCTCAGGCACCAACGCGAACTACACGCCGATGCTCGCCGAGCGCGCTTCCGACATGTTCCTGTGGGAGGGCGAGATGCGTTCCCGCGTCCTGTCCGAAGTGCTCTCCGGGACGCTCCAGGTCCGGTTCCAGATCTACAACTACGTGGCCTACCTGACGAACCGCTACCAGTCCTACTCCAGCCCGGGCCAGATCGTTTCGGCTGGCTCCGTGTTCACCGGCGCTTCGAGCAACTTCAACCCGCTGCTGAACCCCGTCAACCTCGGCTTCTGAGCCCGGAAAGGAACGATCACCATGAGCGATCTCGCTTCCGGGCGTTACCCGGACTCCTACGCCGAGTGGCTGCTGGACGGTCAGCCGTCCAGCCCCTATCGGGCCACGTGCTCGCGCACCGCGGTCACCGGCGCGGCGGTCACCGGCGCGGCCACACAGGTGCCGTACGTCGTGGCCTGCCCGGTCGAGCCCGGCGACGTCTTCAACTACGTCAGCTTCTCGATCGGGACCCTGGCCGGTACCGCGGGGAACTCATCGTTCGTCGTCGTGTACTCGGCGACGCCGACCGCGTCCGCTGCGGCGACCGTGGTCGGCGTGTCGGCGACAACCACGTTCGTCGCGGGTGCGAACAAGATCCAGCTGACCGGCGCGGTGCAGGTCGGGACCAGCCCGGCAGTGTACGGCGTCGCGATCGTCGAGGCCTGGACCACTACGGGCAGCCAGTTCGACGGCGTGGCCGGCGGCGCGTCGGCGTTCAAGGGCGTCATCGGCAGCCAGGTGGTGCTCGCCACCAAGTTGCCGACGCTCGGCGGCACCCCGCCGACGCTCGGCGCGTCCTCCGGCACGACCGTCACGGCGCCGTCGACCGGCTTCGTGCCCTACATCGTGCTGTCGCGCACGTAACCAGACTCGGCGGGCCGCCTCCGGGGCGAAGGCGGCGGCCCGCCGAACTATCCATCCATCGCCCTGGAGGAACCCCATGGAAGAGCTGAAGTGCGTGGCCTGCATCGTTGAGACCAAACTCAACGGCCTGTCGACCAGCGCAGCCCTGTACGGCACGCGGGATGAGCCGCCGACCGTCCGTGAGGCGGTCGCGATTCTGAACGGCCAGACCACGTGCGCGGAGCACATCGTGGTCCATCAGCAGTCCTCGCTGGCCGCGCCGAACGGTGCGCCCCTGATGATCCCGGGCCGCTGATGAACCGCGAACCATACCCGCCGGCCGCGACCCGCGGCGACGCGCTCGGCAGGCTCCAGCAGGAGCGCTGGCTGGCCCACGACATCGGCGACGCCGAACGCGTCGCCGAGCTCGACCGCAAGATCGAGCAGCTGTCGGCCGGCGGCACGGCGACCTCCCCGACCCGCGAGACCGCGGCCAGCACGCAGCCGCGCGCGACCGCCGCGACCGCCAGCCCGAAGCCCAAGCCGAACCCGAAACCGAAGGGGTGACCATCGTGTCCCTGCTCGACGACCTGCGTAACCTGCTCGCCCGCCACCTGGCGCACGTCCAGGCCGGCACCAACCAGGGCGTGGCGCGCCTGATCGAGGACCACCTGGCCCGGCTGGAGGCCGTCGTCAGCGCCGACGAGGCGACCGCCGAGGCCCGCGTGCACGAGGTGCTCGGCGAGCTGTACGCGGCCACGAACGCGCCCGCGGGCTCCGCGCCGTCGGCCCCGGCCGCCCCGGCGCCGGCGAGCGAGCCGGTCGTCGTCGGCGAGTCCGGTCCGGAGCTCCCGGCCCCGGCCCCGGCCAACCCGACCTCGATGGCCCCGGCCGCCGCCGACCAGGCGCCGGCTTCCGACACCACCCCGGCCCCGGCCGAGGACGTCGAGCCGACCACCGCCCCGGCCGACACCGCAACCGACACCACCCCCGCGGCCTGACCACACACCGACGAGATAGACAGGAGGGACAGCCATGACATACGACCTCGGCGGTGTGGCTGTCCTGTCCTGGACCGCCACAGACACCGCGGGCGCGCCGGCGAACGGTGCCACGTGCACACTCACCATCACGCTGCCCGACGGCACCATCGACGGCCCGCACACCCTGACCGGCACCGCCGGCGTCTACACCTACCCTTTCCAGACCACGCAGTCCGGCCGGCACACCTACGCGTTCGTGACGACCGGCACCCCGGGCCCCGGCGTCGGCGTCGGCGCCTACCGCGACGTGTTCGACGTCTACCTGGCATCGCCCACCACGCTCATGTCGCTGGCCGACACCAAGGAACTGCTGCGGATCCCGGCCGCCACCACCGAATTCGACGCCGACCTGAGGTTCTTCCTGGAGGGCGTGACCGCGGTCATCGACCACTACTGCGGGCCCATGGTGCCGCGGCAGGTCACCGAGCGGTATCGCACCGAGGGTGAGCGGACCCTGATGCTGCGGAGCGTGCCGGTGTACCAGCCGGCAGGGCAGCCGCACGCACTCGTGTCGATCACGCCGGTCTACACCTGGGGCGTTCCGTACAACGACCTGTCGCAGCTGAGCGTGGACTTCGAAAGCGGCGAGGTCACGCACACGCTCGGGCTGCCGATGTTCTGGGGCGAGTACGACATCGCCTACTGGGCCGGCCGGTCCTACATCAGGCCAAACGTGATGCTTGGCGCGCAGGTGATCCTGAAGCACTGGTGGGCGATGGAGCGAAACAACGGCCGTCTGACCGGCTTCGGCCAGTCGGCCGCCGACGACGTCAGCGTCCTGTTTGGCTTCGCGATTCCGAACCGGGCGCTGGAGATGCTCCAGCCGGACGCGGCCCCGGCAGGCATCGCATGATCGTCGCCACCTCCTCGATCCCGGCCGCCATCGACTATCTGGTGTCGGCGGCCGCCGCGGCGTTCCCCGGCGCGCTCGTGCTCGACGGCGGCCCCCGCAGCACCGACCAGCAGTCCTTCCAGGACATTGTGGCGATCGGCTGGGACGGCGACCCGGAGATGACGATGTCGGCCGCCGAAGGCGACCAGGACTTCGCAGCACTCAACCGGGCGCTGACCCGCAACGAGGACTACCGCCTCACCTGCTCGATCCTGCACTGGGACGGCACCGACAACTACAAGAGCGCCCGTGATGGCGCGTTCGCGATGCTGGCCACCTTCGAGAAGCTGCTGCGCGGCTACCCGCCCAACGGCACCGGCGACACGTCCCTCGGCGGCGCCGTGCTGTGGTCGCACGTTGCCGGCGGCGTCGCCCTCAACTACACCCCCGCCAGCGCCAATGGCGTCGCCGCCTACATCACCTTCCACGTCACCTGCCGCGCCCGTCTGACGGGGTCCTGAGGAGTACCCATGGCCACTCTGCGAAACGACACGACCGAGCCCCTGGTCTGCCCGACCCTCGGCTTCCACGAGGTCGCACCCGGCGACACGATCACCGTCCCTGACGACGAGATCGAGCACTGGGTGGCCAGCGGCTGGACGCCGGCCGACCCGGCGACGGCGAAGGCCGCGAAGGCGGCGGCCGACGCCCGCGCCGCGCGCTTCGCCGCGCTCCTCGCGCCGCCCGCCCCGGCGCCCGCAGCCCCGGCCGCGCCTGCCGCCACTGAGACCCCCGCCGTCGCCCCGGCCGAGCCCGCCAAGAACAGCGCGCCGGACGCGCCGGAAGGGAAGCAGCCGTGACGATCAGCACTGTTGGATCTGGGCTGGGCAGCACGTTCGCCCTGACCGAGGAAACCAGCTACGGCGTGGTGAAGAACACGCCGACCTGGCAGTTCTACGAGCCGTCGGCGCTGTCCTTCAAGAAGGTCAAGAACCCGAAGCAGAGCGCCGGGTTCGCCGGCGGCCGCATCATCAAGGCCTCGCAGCGGCGCGTCATCACCTCGCAGGCCGCGACCGCGTCGAGCACCTTCGAGGTGTGCACGACCGGCTTCACCAAAATGATCAACCTGATGTCGGCCAGCTACGCCGTCGGCGCCGCGGGCTCGCAGGCCCTCGCCAACGGCATCTGGTCGGCGGGCGCGAGGTTGCAGCCGTCCACCCCGATGTACGGCTACACCCACACGTGGCGCAACAGCATCGCCGGCCGGTCGTGCGCGCTCCAGCTGGGCACGCCCACCACCGATGCGGTGCTGCGGCAGTACGACCTGCTCGGCGTGAAGCCCACCAAGATGACGTTCTCCTGCAAGCGGGACGACTTCCTGACCCTGGCGGTCGAGTGGGACGCCCGGCTGCTCGGGGACCCGCTGGTGTCCGCGACCTACCCGGCCTACCCGAACGGCGCCGGCCAGACGCCGTACGTGCAGGCTGCGCCCAGCTACACGATCCAGACCCCGTTCCACTTCGCTGAGGCGCAGATCCAGCTGGGCAACTCCACCGCGGCGGCAAGCAGCGCGGCGCTGGCCGACGGCGTCACCGAGTTCACGGTGGTCATCGAAAACAAGCTCGACACGTCGCGGTTCTACTACGGCAACGCCGGCTACAAGGACGAGCAACTCCGCAGCGAAGAGGCGACGATCACCGGCACGATCGTGTCCGACTACGTGAACAAGAGCTACTGGTGGGACGCCTACTACAGCGACACCGCGCAGTCGGCGCTGGTGACGTTCTCCGCCGGCGCGCCGTCGGCGACCTCGCCCGCGATCCAGTTCGCGCTCAACAACATCTTCGAGAACGACGGAACGCCATCCCCGGCGAACAAGGACATCGTCAGCACGTCGTTCCCGTTCGAGGCGCTGTACGACGGCACGAACGAGCCCCTGTCGATCATCATGCAGACCGCGGACGCGACCGGATGACCGAGGAGGACATCGCCGCCTTCCGCAACGCCGCGCGCGCGCTCGCCGGCGCGGAGAAGACCGTCATGTCCGAGGTCGCCAAGAGCATGCGGGCGGCGGCCCGGCCGGTGGTCAATGAGATCCGCGCCGAGGTCCGCTCATCGAAGGGCGAGTCCCCGAAGGGCGTGAGCTCGTCGGCGGTCGAGCGGCAGCTACACGTGCTGTCGAAGATCAAGGACCGCCCGTCCGGCCGCATCCACGACGAGGCGACCGGCCACCTGTCGAGCGAACTGATCGCGCAGGAGGCGCAGCGCATCCGGTCGCGCCAGCGAAGCGTCCAGCGGCGGCTCACGAAGGCGGCCAGCCTGCGCGAGCAGATCGCCGCGGCGTCCGGCTCATCCGTGTCGGCCTCCGACAAAAAGGTGGCGCTGGCGTTCAAGGTCCGGGCCGGCAACCTGCCGCCGTCACAGCGGAAGTTGCCGCGCCGCTGGGACAAGCCGGGCGGCTGGAGGCACCCGGTGTTCGGCAACCGCGACGTGTGGGTGCCGCAGAAGGGTCACCCGTACTTCCGGACCACGATCACGCAGAACCGGGGCCAGGTGACTACTGCCGTCGTGACCGCGATGACCGTCGCAGCCGAGAAGATCATGAATCCTGAAGGGGAGAGCGCGTGAGCAGCGCCGTGAAGCTCGTCATCGACGAGGCCGAGTACGACCTGGACCTGACCCGGTTCATGCTGTCCGAGGCGATCGCGTTGGAGGACGAGTGGGGCTTGTCCACCGACCAATTCGCCGCAGCGGTCACGTCCGGCAGGCCCCCGCTGCGGGTCGTCGGCGCGATGGTGTGGCTGGTGAAGGTCCGGCACATCGCGGCCGCCGACGGCATCTCGTTCCGGGAGGCCGCCGCGAAGCTGCCGGTAGCCACGTTCGACACCAACCTGACCGCGCTGCGGATCGAGAACGGGGCTGAGCAGGCGGGCCCTACGCCTGGCGGGACCCGCACGCGGACAACCCGCACTACCCGCGCCACCTCCGCCAAGCCGCGCACGAAGAACGCCTGATCGGCCGCCGCACCAGCTATGAGGGCCTGTTCAGCCAGTTCCTACACATCCGGCCCTGGGAGATGGAGCTGCTGACCGAGGCCCAGTTCAACCGCCTGTGCAAGTACGTCGACAACGTCAAAGAGCTGATCGAGAAGGGGCTTCCGATCGGTATGTGATCCGTAGGAGGGAGGTCCGAGCATGGCGGCAGGTTCATCGCAGGACCTCACCTATCGGATCGTCAGCACCGCCGAGGGCGACGGCTTCAGCAAGACGGTCGAGGAGGCACACAGGGCTGCTGACGAGCTTGAGGAGCTGCTGCGCAAGGCCGAGGAGGCCGACGAGAAGGATGTCACAGTCCGGGCCAAGGCCGACACCGGCGAGGCCGACGCCAAGCTGAAGGAGCTGAAGCGCTCCGAGGACGATACGGGCAGCAGCGCGAACGAGGCGTCGATCAGTGTCGACCTCGCGGGCGGAAAGCTTGCCAAGCTCGGGTCCGAAGCGGCTGTTGCCGGCGGCGCGCTGGCGGCGCTTCCCGCGGCGTTTGCCGGACTGGCCGCAGCGGGCGGCGTGCTCGAACTCGGCTTCGGCGGCATCATCTCGGCGCTGCATGCCTACGGGCAGGAGTCCGGCTCGGCTGGGGTGTCGTCGGCTCAGCTGGCGCAGCAACAGTTCTCTGACGCGCAGCAGATCAAGTCGGCGCAGGAACAGATCACGCAGGCTCGGACCGCGGCCTCGCAGTCGGCGGCCCAGTACGCGAACCAGCTGGTCTCCGCCGAGGAGTCGCTTCAGAACGCCGAGCAGTCGGAGATGCAGGCGCAGCAGGCGCTGACGCAGGCCCGGCAGGACGCGTCGCGCTCGCTGATCCAGGCCAACGAGGCCGCTAACACCGCGACGCTGAACGTGCGCGCTGCGCAGGACGCGCTCAACAGAGCGCAGGCACAGCAGGTCCAGACCGACGAGTCGTTGACGGCGACCGCCCAGGATAAGGAGGACGCCTCCCTCGCGGTCGCACAGGCGCAGAACAACCTGGCCATCGCCACCGAGAAGGCGAAGGAAGCGCAGCAGGACGCCGACAGCGCGAACCAGAAGGGCATCGAGGGGTCGAAGCAGGTCGTCGACGCCAAGGCGGCCGAGGCCAAGGCCGCGCAGGGCGTGCAGGACGCGCAGCGGGCCCTGGCGAACACGCAGCGGGAAGCGGCCCAGGCACAGGAGGCATCGGCGCAGCAGATCGCCAAGGCGGTACAAAACCTCGCGGACACCGAGCACCAGCAGGCCCTGGCCGCCGCGGCGTCAGCGCAGTCCGGTGCCGGCGGCGTGAACGCGTTCGCGCAGGCGATGCAGAAGCTGACGCCCATCGGCCGGGAGTTCGTCGACCGGCTGATCGGCATGAAGGGCGCGTTCGACCAGCTGCGCGCGACCGCGCAGAACAGCATGCTGCCCGGCTTCATGCCGCTGCTGGACAGTCTTCAGTCGGCGCTGCCGGGCATCAACGGCGAGATCGGCAAGATGGGCGGCGTCATCGGCGGCGTGGCCACCGGCTTCGCCCAGCTGACCGAGAGTCCCATCTTCCGCGGCGAGCTGGCGAAGATCTTCAACGACGGCAATGGCCTGATCGCCCAGTTCGGCTCCGGCGCGGTCCAGGCGATCGGCGGCATCATCGGTGCGCTGTCGAAGGCGGCCCCGGCGGTGCAGGGCCTCGGCGAGGGCCTGAACCAGCTTCTGG